GTGGTAACATCGATCATGATTGTGCAAATGTATGAGTGAGTATATTCTAATGACAGAAGCTGACCTGTTTATCATGGTCATCTTGGCCACCGTCTTCACGATAGGGTATGAGTTATGGACATGAACACGCTCGACATCGCAATGATGATTTCTATAGCCGGTTTGATTGTTCAAATGCTCAAGGACCGCGCCGCTCAAGCAGAGGCCATGGGTAAGCTTAAACAGCAGGTTGCAAGCCTAGAGGCGCGCGCTTCAAACTTCGATGACCGCTTCAGCGAAATCGAGCGAAAGCTTGAGGCTCTCCTTAGTGCTGTCACTCGCATAGAGGCAACGCTAGAGGTTCAACAGCGCCACTTTGAAAGACCGCTCAGAGTCGCGCAATCTTAGCCATTAGCTCTTGAGAGCCACCATCCTTGAGAAGTTCGCTCATCAGAGAGCGCGCTTCTTCCAGCTTCTCGCCGGTGAAATGAGCCGAGGTGCTCAGCGCTTCCCACATCATAGGGTTTCCTAGATTTTGCCCAACTGCTCTTGAGTTAGCGGTGAGAGGTAACGTAGGGAACTCATCACGAAGCGCTTTGATGATGGGCTTAGCTGTACCCATATCACGCCACCAGTTGGGCTGAAGTCTCGACCGTCGAATCACTGCTGAGAAAATCCACTCATAGAAGAACCGGCCACGATCACCAGAGCTCATCTCTGCTAGGTTAGCGCCGAGACGTGTAGCGACATCATTGACCTCACCGCGAGTAATACCATGGTGCTCAATAGCCTTGGCGAGATCTCCCATAGTTGAGAAGTCTCTCACCGGTGTCAGCTTGCGTGGCTGTCGTGGTGTAGTGTCTAGTGGCTCCTCGATCTCTTGAACAGGTTGTGAGGGCTCAGGTTGAGCGCTGTGCTGAGATGGATGCTGAGGAGGCTGAGACTGTGGCACATGCTCGACAGTGTGTTGAGGTCGCTGAGGCTGAGGAGCCCGAGACGGCTGAGGAGCTCGCTGAGCTTGTGGCGCTCTTGATACCTCTTCACCGATTGACTGAGCCACAATCTGCTCTCGTTCCTGCTCGCTCATGTCCATGCTGTCAGCCATCTCATCGACAGAGTAAACCCCGCTGACTGCATCAGGGACATTGGCGCGACAAATAGCGGCGAGCGACCGAACCCTTAGCATATTACGTCGGTGCTTCTTCCACATAACTTTATTGAGGTGACCGGCGGCCTCTGCGTCTTGGATGCTATACTCATAGGTGTGAACAACGTCCTCAGGCTCATCAACTCGCGCCAGCTCATAAATACAGCGTTCATCATTCAAGACAGTGTAGCGAATATAGCGAACCAATCCTGATGCTCTGACAATGGCGGCCAAGCCATCAGCGTTGAGGCAGGGCTTACCCTGAATGACGTGGGTATTCATCAGGACACGGCCCAGGTCAAAGTCGAAATGATGAGCAAACGCAGAGTAACAGAGAGCGAGCTCACCAGCTTTACGACTGTCATTGTTGCAAAGGATGCTCGCATACTGCCACAGCTCCTCGACGGTCCGAGGGATGAAGAGCAGAGGTTGAAAAGGTAGAGAGTTAAGTTTGGCTTGAAGGCTCATGATTGATCCCTTATGTTGTTATTGACTTTGTGGAGAGGTTAAGTGGAGCCCCGGTGAGATTGATTGACTCGCGCCGGGGCTTTGTTTTAGATGAGGCTGATGACGAGGATGATCAGCGCGATAATGAAGAGGACGCTGAAGAGCAGGTCTTCTGCTAGTTGTTTCTCAGGAGGCATCAGCGGAACTTTCGGGCAATGTGAGCGCTCAGGCGAATCACACCACGAGCGATTGAGAAGCGATTGACAGGCTCAGCAGCTCGCTCGGCAAGGTCAACGCCTTTGAGCGCCGCCACCTCTACATCAGTGATTGATGGCTTCTTCTCAAGTGTAACGGGTTTGAGGTTGTACTCTGTTGGGTATAGATCTGACTGACACATGTTTAGTTCTCCTCTACCTTAATGGTGAGCGTCTCCCACTTGAGTGGGTGTGTATAGTTGGCCTCTTGATAATAGGCGGTGAGTAGCTCAATAAACTCAGGGTCATTATCCTCGAGCGCGATGAGCTGAGTGGTGGTGAGTGTCGATGTTCTAAACGTCGACTGATCAAAGACTGTGAACATCTCATGAGGTCCAAGCTCACGACTGTCATAATCTAAAGAGAGTTGAGGTCTGAAGTCAGCAGGTTCAAATGGCGCAGGTAGTTCAAGACTCTCACACATCTGGTTAGCCACTGATGATAGCTCATGAGCTGAGCTCTCAGAGGCGCTTGTCTTACCTGACATGATACGACTCAGATGTGTGGTTGAGATGCCAACGCTCTTGGCCAGTCTCGCTGATGTGATCGCTCTGATAAGAGCTCGTTTATGTTGATCCATGTTTCTGCCTTTCGGTGCAAGTTGTGAAAAGAGTATTGACATGATGTTGAGCCTATGTCAAGTATCTTTTATAAACTTTATTAATCATGAGGAGGAGATCATCATGAAGCAACATGAGGCTTTAAGCCTAGCAATCAACTGCCCTGTAGGAGACGCAGCCAAGTTTGTGCTCTTGGCTCTCGTGGCCAAGCTCGATTGGAACACATGGGCCAAGCCTATGAGCGTCTCTTATATAGAGAAGGCTCTGAGGACTAAGAGCAGGTCAACCATCTCAAGAGGCTTGGTAGAGCTCCAGAGCAAAGGCATCATCGAGCGCTATGATATTGAGGGTCGAGCAGATGGCGTGAGGCTGATCAAGCTCAACACATCAGCGCTCTCTACCCTATGTCAGCCTGACATACCCCCTATGTCAGAGAGACATACCCCCTATGTCAACGTGACACACCCCCCTATGTCAGAGAGACATACCCCCTATGTCAGTGTGACACACCCCCCTATGTCAGAGAGACATACCCCCTATGTCAGTGTGACAGACAATATAATCTGTAATAATCTATCTACTAATCTATCTACTAATCTATCTTCTAATCTAAATGACCAAGAGCCTAGTCAGGAGGCAACCCATCAGACAGAGGGGATGAGTCAAGCAGACTCTGAGCCAAATGAATGGGGGTATCGTGATAGGGTCAAAGCCGCTCATGAGAGTGGTGACTGGTCTACCTTTTGGGGTACATCATCGAGCAATGATGAGCCTGAGCCTGAGCCACAACCACAGCCACAGCCACCACAGCCAATGAGATATGAAGAGCGCGCTCGTCGCGCTAAGGAACTGATGCAAAGGACCTACAAATGAATAAGCTGATGAACAAGCTTGACCTCTCACCCTTCCTCTCAGCAGTACCAGAGCTCAAAGCCGCCGCGCGCGCTCGAGGAGCTGCCGAGCCAAGACCTCAGGCTGACTTCTCCCACCTGAGACCTGACAACTTAGAGGCTTATGATTGGATCGATCTTAAAGCGGGATATCTTCGACCACAGTCTGTCCCTCATTGCGGTCGATGCCAGAACGGGTGGCACTATGAGTGGGTCGATGACCGAGAGAGAACAGCTCAGCGCGCTATCATGTGCAAGCGTTGCGAGCGTCCTAGGCGTTGGCTTCATCGACTCGATAAGATGCGCCTACCATCAGACGCGATCAACATGAGCTTCAGTCAATACGAGGCCGACTCTAAAGCTCAACAAGACGCCATTGATTCAATGCTCGAGTATCTGCGAGGAGGTTGTAAGGGATCACCTCAGGGCATCTACCTGTATGGTCAGCCAGGGAACGGAAAGACCAGCTTGCTTTACTGCTTCGCTCGTGAGGCTGCTTACCTCAACCTCAAGGTTCGCTATGTCTCTCATATCGAGATCATGAATAAGATCAAGGCGAGCTGGAAAGATAAGACCTCAAGAGACCCCCTTAAGGATTGGCTCGCTGATATTGACCTATTGCTCATCGATGAGTTTGCCGGTGTCGGTGGAAGCGCCAACAAGAGCCCATGGTGGTTGAGTCAAACCGTCGAACTGATCCAAGAGATCTATCAACAGTGGGGAGCTGGTGAGCTCGCAGTCATCATGACGAGCAACGTCTACCCTAAACAGCTCCTCAACATCTTCTCTGATAATCCTGCGGTCAAGTCTCGCCTCGGCGCTATGTTTAATCGACCCATTGAGATGTCGGGCAGAGATCGCAGACTAGACCGCGTTGACATGAGCGCTTGGGGGGTATGATGGATGCATATGATGAGGTTCTACGCGAGTATTATAAAGAGTATCGCAGACGCAAGCGCGACGAGGAGACGCCTGAGCAGAAGGCCGAGAGACTGAGGAAGCAACGAGAGCGCTATCATCGGCGCATCGCCAATGAGACACCAGAGGAGAAGGCCGAGCGCAAGGAGAAGGCGCGAATCGCTCAACGTAAGAAGAGAGCAAAAAAAAAGCCCTAGCAGACAACCTGCCAGGGCTCTGCACATCTCGGTGTCTGTTCAAGCAAGCGAGCGGTCAACTGCAAAGAGTTGATGAGATGTGCATATGAACCCAAAGAACACATTTATTATTGACTCGTCAAGAGAAATATGAAAGCTTCTTCTAGCCCTGATGGTTCTCTGCGTCTTACCTGATGGGCTCTACCAAAGGGAGATCATGAGCGATACTAAAACCATATCAGTCTCAGTCAGGTTTACAGCCATTGAGGTTGACGAGCTCGGCGCGGTTGCTCGCCGTCTAGGTTGGTCTCGCGCTAAACTTATCAGAGTGATCACTCAGAGATTCATGATTGAGAATCGAGACAAAGACAAGGCCACAGTATTGATTGGAAAGATGAATGATTAACAAGGTCACCCTCATAGGCAACCTCGGACAAGATGCCGAGCTCAGGACCACTCAAGGCGGTCAACCCTATGCTTACTTCAGAGTCGCAACCAACGAGAGCTATAAAGATTCTCAGGGTAACTGGCAGAAGGCCACTGAGTGGCATAGCGTCAAAGTGTGGGGCGCTGGATCTAATCGAGCAGCGAGCATGCTCAAGAAAGGGGCTCGCGTCTATGTCGAGGGTCAGCTTAAGAGCTTCAAGTCAAAAGACGATCACACCTTATGGGAGGTGAGAGCCACTACATGGAGAGCGCTCGACCGAGAGCCTGATCAGCTGCTACCACCTGAACCACCTTACAACCAACAACCTTTCAGCCCCTCACCATGGGGGAACGGCTTTCATAATAAGTAAGCCCCCTTTATTAATGCGCCCCTTATGGGGAAAGAGAGATGAATATGTCAATACATCAGTACACACGATCAATGGTTGATAACAACCCTACCGCCTCACTTGCTCGCGCTTATCGAGAGATGCACCCTATGCAGTACCTCCGAGAGATGTACTACAACGCAGTTGAGGCAGGCGCGACCGCCGCATACATCAGGCCAGTCAACAGCATCAAGATGGCCTTCTGTGATGATGGGCATGGGATGAATCCTGAAGATCTGCTTCGCCTCATCAATGGCCGCAACTCTTCAAGCAAAAGCACAGGCGGCTTCCATGGGAACTTTGGGGTAGGGCTTAAAGACTCGGCGCTGACTCCCAATCCTTATGGCCTGGTGATTGCGTCAAAGACTGAAACCAAACGGCAAGGCGGTATGATATGGCTCCATCAGAAAGATGGTGTTTCAGGCGCAAAGATGCTCATCTCTGATGAGATGCGCCGCGACTTCTGCTGCACACCAGATCACTTTGAAGACTTCACCGCTCAGTATGGTGATGAGCTCTACTCTATTGACTTTGAGTGGATTCGTAACGAGTTTGGTTACAACAGCTTCACCATCTGCGGTGTAGATTGGATGAGGATCTTCAAAGATTGCAGGGCTAACACCATTGTCACCATGATGGGTGAGTCTGCTGATGATGTGACATTTAGTCATGGATTCAAGATAGATTCTTTCATGTGTAGTAAGCTATACACAGCGCCTATAAGAATGATGGTCCCTCGCGTCAGAAAAACAAAGTCTATCGGTTTGGAATGGGTGAGATTACAGACAGTCTCTGATCTTAAATATCCAAGCTATACGAAGTTATTTAAAGACTTCAAGATCACAACTTGGATCAAGCCTGTAGATAAGGAAGATAAGTTTCAAGCTATCAGATCCTTAAGGTCTTTCATGTCAGCAGTAAGATATAAGGATGAGCTTTTTAACTATGTATACGACTCAAGCAGCGCTGGCAAGAGTCGAGCTCAGACAGCGGCTAAGCGCTGGGGTCTTTATTACCCTAAGGTCTTCAACCGAGTTATCATCATCGTTGAGCCTCCACAGTATGATGAGGATACTGCTATTGGTTGCTTCCCTAACTCAACTCGTCAAGAGCTTCTTTGGTCTGATCCTCGTGAGAATATCGACAGCGGGAAGATTGATGTGCCATTAAGAGAGATCCAAGATTGGTACATTAGCAATATGCCGAACGAGCTGCGTGAGCTTATCCAAGAGGAGGTTCAAAAGACGCTCGAGCAGGTTAAGAAGTCTAAGAAGATCAATCAGTTTAGAAAGTTCTTTAAGGCTCCTAAGATTGAGAAGGCTGGCAATGTCACCGCAAACGGTGACCTCTTCATTAATCCACTTGGTGAAGAGTCGGCTGATCAGAGTTCAGCGATGGATAAGCTCTTTGAGGGTCGCGAATCAAGCGCAAAGGTCAGAACTGATAATGAGTCAAAGGACTCTCAAGAGTCTAAGGACAGGAGTCAGAGAGAGGGTAAAGACGGAGACTCATCACCGGCAGATCGAAGAGAGCGCCGACTTGGCCCTGCAGATGCTTCTGTAATATTCACAAGCCCTGGTGATGAGGTGTGGCCAACTTATGAGGCTCTCGCCCGATCTGACAAGGGCGGTCTCTTTCCGTTTGTCTACACAGGTATCAGGCGCGGTGATAATGTGAACGTGGTCTATGTGAACCGAGAAGCCCCAATAATCGAAGCCTTGATTCGGTCTGCGCTAGATTGGGTGAGTCGACGAGGCGCTGCTAAGTTGCCGATGACTGATGCTGAGTGTTTTGAATACTTGGTCTCTCGTTTTATTGGCGAATTCATGCCTGTAACTTTAGCCCACCTCAACGGAGACCGCGACAGACTTAAGCTTGGTCTCACCGTGACTGATCCAGTTTTGCTCTATGCGGTGTTTCATGGGACATGGCAGATTCACTATAATCTTCATGAGTATTATGATGAGTTCAGAAAACTCGTGAACTCACCAAGTGTGGAGGTCCATTAATGGGAATCATGGGAGAGACAACGCGCGCGCGAGACATTGAAGGCGAAGACATCTTGAGAAAGCTTGACAGTCTGCTTGTCCAGCGTCTAGCCGAGCAGTTAGACTTGACTGATCCTGATGACCTTGAGGTGTATAATAAGGCTGTAGATTTACGAGATCACATCAAGGAGACCTTAAGATATGCCAGGAAGACGGAAGACCCCCAAGCAGCGAGAGACCCTACTCGATAACCTAAGGACAGGCATGAGCATCGAAGCGGCTTGTTCTCAGTCTGGTGTCTCACAGACCACCTATTATAGATGGCTAGATGAGAGCGGTGAGGATGGAGAGTGGACCGCAGAGGTTAAAGCGGCGCTCGACTTCTCAGAGGCTGTCTTATTGGAAACAGTCAAGATGCAAGGTGAGGCTAAACTAGATTGGCGAGCAGCTGCTTGGATCTTAGAGCGTCGCTTCCCTCATCGATGGGGTCAGCGCCGAGAGGTTGAGCTCAACGTCAACGAGTCGAGCAATAAGGGAGATGAGATGGTCATGGAGATGATTAGGCAAATATCAAAGCCATATGAGGAGAGCACAGATGAAGAAGGTTAGAGTCAAACTTAAGCGAGCTTGGACGGCTTACCCATCTCACGCTCAGGTCACCTATCAAGTAGACGGTGAGTGTGAGGTAGTAGCTCATGAGGATGGTGGGGATGGTTGGGATATAGTCCGCTATGACATATGTGATATCGAGGAGGGCGCTGAGGTGATCGTCACTGAGATCTTCAGCGACAAGACGCGGTGTGTGACTCGGTGGGAGGTCACCCAGTTCGGCCTGAGCGCTCGTGACTAGCCTGACCCTTAACGAGCTCCAGCATGGCATCATCTCTCGTATCGCCAAGAGACAGAGGGTGATAGCAGCTCGTTGTGGATGGGGAAGCGGGAAGACCTCGGCGCTCGTCTTCAGTCTGCTCTTCGTGAGTAGGTTTAGACCTGGCACCAGCTCATTGTTGGTCACTGACACTAACCCGAGATACAACAGTGTGCTTATGCCTGAGATGGAGAAGTGGCTGAGCCCACTAGGTTGGACGTACAATCACACTCTCAGACAATGGACAGCGCCCAACGGCTCAACGGTATGGTGTCGCTCGTATTATCGACCAGGTACGAGAGACGCGACCCACAACCCACTAGAGGGTTTAAACGTAACCTCAGGAATCTGCCTGATTGATGAGTGCCAGACGTTGAGCGCTGAGGTGGCCCATAAAGCCATGGGTCGATTGAGAGCAGGGCCAAGCCCTATCATGATCCTCGTTGGTCTGCCGGTGAGTGGCGCTTGGTGGTGCAACCTCGCAGAAGAGGCCAAGTGTGAGCCTCTCCTCTACACCTCATATGTTAACTCAGCCAACCTGAGTAAAGAGTGGTTTGAGGCGACTAAGCTATTACCACAAGCCGAGCGTGAAGCCATGGTGATGAATAAGCCACGGCCACCATCAGGGCTTATCTACTCCGAGTTCGACGAGTCCAAGCACGTCATCGATGGGTGGAAGTATCGGCCTGAGATGTCGGGTCGCATCGCCATTGACTGGGGATTCAGAAAACCATCAGTGTTGATCATCGCTCATGATGACCAGCTCGGCGCTGATGTGATCTGTGCTGAGATCAACCCTCAAGAGGTCACCACTCAAGAGCTCGCTGACCTTATCCTCTCCATAGCTTGGCCACGCTCGCTGAGGAGTTCAGCGCCGAGTGATCGAATCTGGCTAGATAATGGAGTAGCTGACAAAGCGGGGCGCGCTCGCAATGACCAGACGGGGCGCTCAGCATTCAGAGCTATGCGAGGCAATCCACCTCATGGGCTCGGTCTACCTCTGCGCTCAAACACTGACCCCATCAGGACTGATGTACTCAACGGCATTCAACGACTTAAGCGAGCGTTTGCCCGTGGTCAGTATCTCATCACTCGTGAAGTTTGGGACCGTGGCGAGCGCGCCATAGGGAACAGCATCAGAAAGGCTCTCATGAGCTATGGATGGGACAATAAAGAGCAACCTAAGAAAGATGGTAGAGAAGACCCACTAGATGCACTAAGGTATGACTGCATAACTTGGAACTGGTCTGACACCCTAGTTGATCAGCGCAACTACACACCCCGCTCACCTGCTCAGAGTCGGAAGGTCCGAGTAGGAGGGGCCAAGAGGAGAAGCTTCTGATGAAAGTCTATGATGATGATATTGGCGAAGTGCTATACGTCTCACATATGGGTAGTGATTCAACACCGGCACACTCAGCGAGGGTGAGCCTTTATCAACTCAGTTCATCGTCTCGGCTTCAGATGACAGACCGAGACGCCAAGCTGATTCAGTACCTAGCCGACCATCACCACACTTCACCCTTTGAGCATTGCGCTTTGACGGTCCAGATTAAGTGTCCTCTGTTTGTGCGATCTCAGATCATGCGTCATCGGACCTTC